AACAGCTAAAAATATGGTTACAAAGGTACGATTTATGTATGATAATCTACCTTCATGGCTTAAAGGATCAAAACCATTAGAAGATAATAAACTTTCCCTTAAATTACTCAATGGCTCCCAAATAAAAGCAGTATCAGCAGCATCCGATGCTGGTCGATCTGAAGCAGTATCTTTATTAATAATAGATGAGGCTGCATTTATTGATAGTATTGGAGAAATATGGGCTTCTGCTCAACAAACCTTAGCTACGGGTGGTGGTGCTATTGTATTGTCTACTCCATATGGAACTGGAAATTGGTTTCACCAAACTTGGGTTAAAGCTGAAGCTGGTGAAAACGATTTTTTACCTATTAAATTAAAATGGGATGTTCATCCGGAACGAGATGAAAATTGGAGAAAAAGACAAGATGAATTATTAGGTGATCCTAGGCTAGCAGCACAAGAGTGTGACTGCGACTTTAATACCTCAGGTGATGTAGTATTTTATCCTGAATATCTTGAGTTTTATGAAACTACATACATAAAAGATCCTATAGAAAGAAGAGGAATAGATAGAAATCTATGGATTTGGGAGCCTGTTGACTATAATAGAACATATATAGTAGTAGCTGACGTAGCTAGAGGTGATGGAAAAGATTATTCTGCATTTCATGTTATAGATGCTGAATCTAATACTCAAGTTGCTGAATATAAAGGACAATTAGGCACTAAAGAATTTGGTTATTTATTAGTAGGTATAGCAACAGAATACAATAATGCTTTATTAGTAATAGAAAATGCTAATATAGGATGGGCAACCATACAAACAGTACAAGAAAGAGATTATAGAAATTTATACTATTCACCTAAAAGTGAAAATGTAGATGCTTCGTATTTTGATAAATATGAAGATACCAGTAAAATGACTCCTGGCTTTTCCATGACATTGAGAACTAGACCATTAGTTATTAGTAAATTTCAAGAATATGTTAATGCAAAAGCAGTAACTATTCAATCTAAACGATTAATAGAAGAAATGAAAGTTTTTTTATGGAAAAATGGTAGAGCAGAAGCTCAATCAGGATATAATGATGATTTAATTATGAGTTTTGGAATAGGAATGTATATTCGAGACACAGCATTAAAATATAAACAACAAGGAATAGATTTACTCAAAGCATCACTAAATAACATAACCTCAGCTAAATCAAATTATAAAGGAGGATATAGTTATAACAATATGCAAAACCCATATGATATGAATATCAATGGTCAAACAGAAAGCTTTAAATGGCTATTATAAATTAACTTAACTTTACATGGCAGACACTAGTGTATTTACCCGATTAAAAAGATTATTTAGTACAGATGTATTAATTCGCAATACTGGAGGAAATGAATTAAAGACTGTAGATATAAACAAAATTCAACTATCTGGAGAACTCCAGACTAATTCATTAGTTGATAGATTTAGAAGAATTTATACTACTACACCTACTTCTTTATACGGATTTAATTCTAGTATGAATTACCAAACATTGCGTCCTCAATTATATTCTGAATATGATGCAATGGATGCTGATGCTATTGTAGCTTCTGCTTTAGATATTTTATCGGATGAAAGTACATTAAAAAATGATATGGGTGAAGTACTTCAAATTAGAAGTAGTGATGAAAATATACAAAGAATACTTTATAATTTATTTTACGATGTTCTTAATGTAGAATTTAATTTATGGTCGTGGGTTAGAAATATGTGTAAATATGGTGATTTTTTCCTAAAATTAGAAATAGCAGAAAAATTTGGAGTATATAATATAATTCCTTATACTGCTTACCATATTGATAGACAAGAAGGATATGATAGAAATAATCCTTTATCTGTTAGATTTAAATATAATCCTGAAGGACTAGCTAGCTCTAATAGTGGATATGTAGGAATAACTTATCAAGAAAATGATAAAGCAATATATTTTGATAATTATGAAGTAGCTCATTTTCGTTTATTGACTGATACTAATTATTTACCTTATGGTAGAAGTTATTTAGAACCAGCACGTAAATTATTTAAACAATATGTTTTAATGGAAGATGCTATGTTAATTCATAGAATTGTTCGTGCACCTGAAAAAAGAATTTTTTATGTAAATGTAGGGGGAATAGCACCTGCTGAAGTAGAAAGCTTCATGCAGAAAACTATTAATACCATGAAACGTACTCCATACATGAATCCTGAGACTGGTGAATATAACTTAAAATACAACATGCAAAACATGTTAGAAGATTTTTATATTCCTGTTCGTGGTAATGATCAAACAACTAAAATTGATACTGCTAAAGGATTAGAATATACTGGTATGGAGGATGTAGCTTATTTAAGAGATAAATTATTTGCTGCTCTTAAAGTACCTAAAGCATTTATGGGTTATGAAAAAGATTTAACAGGTAAAGCAACATTAGCTGCTGAAGATATACGTTTTGCTCGCACAGTAGAAAGACTTCAAAGAATAATTGTTTCTGAATTATATAAAATAGCATTAATCCATTTATACACTCAAGGTTATAAAGATGAAGCTTTAACTAACTTTTCATTATCATTAACTACTCCTTCTATCATTTATGATCAAGAAAGAATTGCTTTAATGAAAGAAAAAGTTACATTAGCTAAAGATATTATGGATTCTAATTTATTACCTTCTGATTGGATTTATGATAATATATTCCACTTTAGTGATGACGAATATGATGAATATAGAGATCTTATTCGTGAAGATGCTAAACGCAAATTTAGATTAGCTCAAATAGAAAATGAAGGAAACGATCCAGCAGAATCCGGTGAATCTTACGGTACACCACATGATCTAGCATCTCTTTATGGCAGAGGAAGATACCAATCTAACTCAGACAATGTACCATTAGGATATGATGAAAAAGAAGTATTAGGTCGTCCTAAAGAAAAAGCTACTAATATTAATACTCAAGATAATGCTTTTGGTAAAGACAGATTAGGTAAAGTTTCAATGAAAGTTGATGATCAACCTTCTAAACCAGATTTAAATTTTAAAGGTAATTCACCTTTAGCTTTAGAAAATAATGCTAAAATTGAATTATTAAAAAATAAACAGTTATTTGAAGGTATTAAAAAGAAACTAGTTTTTACTCAAGATAGAAACGGAGAATCACTATTAAGTGAAAGTAACTTAAAAGAATAATTATCTTCATATATTTATAACTAAACCCTATATTAGGAATGAAAATTTCTCATAATAAATACAAAAATTCGGGTATATTATTTGAACTGTTAGTAAGACAAATTACTACAGACACATTAGCTGGAACTAATTCACCTGCTATTGATATACTCAAGAAATTTTTTGTTAAAACAGAACTAAGTAAAGAATACAAATTGTATGAAACCTTACTTAAAAAAACTAACATTACCGAAGGTAAAGCAGATATAATAATTAATACTGTGTTAGAATCGGCTAAAAAATTAAACAAAACTGTTTTAAAAAGAGAAAAATATAATTTAATTAAAGAAATAAAAAATCATTATAATTTAGATGAATTTTTTAAAACAAAATTACCTAATTATAAAATTCAAGCAGCATTCTATAACTTAGTAGAAATCACTACTCAGGATATAAACAATCCTAATGCTACTATTTCTAATAAATTAACTATTTTAGAACACTTAGTAAACAAAAATCCAGACAATACTTTATTAAATAATTTAAATGAAGAATTTTCTAAATTTGATAAAGATACTAGAATACTTAGTTATAGAATTATTTTAGAAAAATTTAATAGTAAATATACATCATTAAATAATAATCAAAAATCTATTTTAAAAGAATATATTAATTTAGCTGATAATAATCTTAAATTACGTGATTTTTATAATAATCAAATAGTTGAAGTAAAGAAAGATTTAATAGTTTTAAATAAAAAGAATAAAGATAAAATTTCCCAAATTAAAATTAATGAAATAATTAATTTGATAAAAGAAATAGATAAAACTAACCAAATTAAACCAGAAAATATGGTTAATTTACTTCAATATCATGAGTTATTAGATGAATTAAAAAAGATAAATTTAAACTAATGGATAATTTTGATCTTAAAAAATATCTTTATAATAATCCTCTACTAAAAGAATCAGAAATTGGTTCTAAAAAAGATATTGAATTCCAGAAATATAGTGGAAATGTATTACCCTATGAAGATCTATTATACACAATAGAAGCTGAATGGGGTAAAGAAGATTTATATTACGAAGTAGAACAAGCTATTTTTGATAAAGATTTTGAAGCTATTGTTGATATTCTTATGGATTATGGTGTTTGGGAAGATTATAAAAATATCCTAAACCTAAATGAAGAATCATCAACTGGTGGAGGAACAGCTGGAGCTTCTTTTGAACCAGGAGTTGGAATGAATTATGCTACTCCTAAAAGTTTTAAAAAGAAAAAAATTAAAGAAACGTCATATGGAACTGGCAATTTAGGACCTGGTCCTAAAGCTGGAGATCAAGGAGTTACTGATAATTATTTAGTTAAAGCATTCGGATTTAAACCTGTTAATCGTAAAAAACAAGCTAAATCATCTAAAGCTATAGACTATAAAGATTTATGGGGTTCAACATATAAATAATAATATTTATAACCATGACAACTAATAAACTAAAAGCATTAAAAATAAAATTAGCTAATCTTCAATTAGAAATTCAAGCTTTAATTGAAAAAGGAGAAAAAGAACCTGGTATAATTGATGCAATATCTGCTGATATTTCTGAATTTACTGAAGAAGTAACTAAAATCAGAAAAGAAATTTCAGATATTAAATCTAAAAAACAACAAAAAGAATCTGTTAGTTTAATGGAATTATATAAAGAAATTAAAAATAAATAAAATGGCTAGCTTACAAGAACAATATAATTTAATAAAAGAAGGAAAAGGTGCTAAAGATGTATTTTTAAAACATGCTAAAGCTTTATTTCCTCATTTAATTCCAAACCATTATGGATTTGAATTAACTTCTCAAATTTTAAAACAAAAAGCTATATTAACTGAAGGATATATTGATTTACAACCTTTAAATGATATAACAGCTAGACCTAAAGAAAATTGGGAAAATAGCTTTACTAAATTCTTAAAAGAAGAAGAAGAGAAAAAAATTAAAGCTGACCTTAAAAAAACAGATAAATCAGTAGAAGATACTCAAGAACATAACTTTGACTACAAAGATACTAAAAATGCAGATAATGTTATTTGGGATCAATATCAAAGAGGTATTTATACTGAAATGAGTAAAGATATAAATCAAGACTTAGAAGCAGTAAAGAAAAAAGTATTAAAAAATTTAGCTTCTGATCCTATTTATTACACTAAAAATAGTGCATTTGGTTTAGAAATTGAAGGATACACAGATAAATTACCTGGTGCTAATCCTCCTAAATCTGATAAAATGGAACCTGTTTCTAAAGAAAAAGCTAAAGCTAATGTTCAAGATTCATTAGGTAAAAAAGAAGCAGCTTCTAAAGGTACTCCTAAAGCCGTTAAATCTGAAATGGCTACGACACCTAAAAATTCTAAAGGTGTTAAAAAAATGGATATGCCTGGTAAAGAAAAAATCATTAAGTTAAAAGAAGATACATATACAATTAAAGGAAAAAGTTTACTAGAATTATTAAGTGAAGATGAATTTTTAGAAGAAGGAGTAATGGACGATGCCGTAGCCGCTTCTGAAAAAAAAGTTGATCAAAAAAAAGTTGAATTAGCAGCTGCTGAAAAAGAATTAGCAACTAAAAAAGAACAAGAAGCAAAAGCATCTCAAGCAGGATAATATGGAAAAACAACTATTAATAGAGGTATCTCCTTTAAAAATTTCATCTAATCAATTAAATGAATCATTAAAGAAAAATGGTAATTTAATTGTTGAAGCTTTATTAGCTACTGCTGAAGTAAAAAATGGAAATGGTAGATATTATCCTCGCAATCTTTGGGAAAGAGAAATAGATAAATATAATAGCGATTTTGTTAATAACAGAACATCTACCGGAGAACTAGACCATCCAGACAGCACAGTAATAAATTTAAAAAATGTATCTCATTTAGTTAGTAAAATATGGTGGGATAATGATAAAATTTATGGTAATATAGAAATACTACCTACACCTTCAGGAAATATTGTTAAATCATTACTTGAAAGTGGAATTACAATTGGTGTTTCAAGTCGTGGGATGGGATCGTTAAAAGAAATAGATGGAGTACAAGAAGTACAAGACGATTTCAATTTACTTTGTTGGGATATTGTTAGTAATCCTTCAAATCCTAATTCATGGATGAAGCCACTTTCACTAAATGAATCTAAACAAAATAATAATAACTCTTATAATAAATTAAATTCTATTATCACAGATATTTTATGTGCTAATGGAAATTGTCCAATTTAACCCCTCCTAAAATAGTATTTTAGGACTGATGCCTTTCGAAAGAAAGGCATTTCTTTTTTATTTTTATTGTGTTTTGAAGAATTTTCATATATGTATATTAGAATATGTTGCTATTCTTATGCAACATCATAGTTAATTAATTCGCATTACGTTTCCTAATAGACGTACTCCACAAACCAATTTTGAGGAAAATTTAAATTAAAAAATGGAAAAGAACAGAAATCTATTTGAAGAGGCTATCGCCGATGCTAAAGCTATTAAAGAAATGGCTATAGCAAATGCTAAAGCTGCTTTAGAAGAATCTTTTACTCCACACCTTCAAAAAATGCTTTCTACTAAACTCCAAGAAATGGAAACTGAAGAAAACATGGAAGAAAATAAAGATGAAGATCTTTATGAAATGGAAAAAGATGCTGATAAAGTAGAAGAAGCAGAAGTAGAAGAAGAGTTAAATCTAGAAGAGCTTTTAGCTGAATTAGATGAAACTGAAGTAACAGAAGAAAAAGACGATCTTGAAAAAGCGTTAAATGAAGCTGAAGATGAAGAAGCTAAAGACGAAGAAGCTGAAGAAGCTGAAGACGAAGAAGCTGAAGACGAAGCTGAAGAAAATGCAAATATTGAAGATATGTCTGAAGAAGATTTGAAAAAATTTATTGAAGATGTTATTAAAGATATGGTTGCCGCTGGTGATCTAGAGGCAGGCCATGAAGGTATGGAAAACGAAGAAGGAGCTGAAGTTGAAGATAAAGAAGAAGAAATAAATATCGATGAAATCTTAGAAGAAATCGAAATTTATGAGGCTAAAAAAGCTGGTAAAGAAAAAGTTAAAAAAGAAGATGAAAAAGTTAAAAAAGAACTTAAAGAAGCAATAAACACTATTGAAACTTTACGTTCTGAATTACAAGAAATTAATCTTTTAAATGCTAAATTACTTTACACAAACAAAATCTTTAGATCTAAAAACTTAACAGAAGATAAAAAGATTAAAGTATTAAGTTCTTTTGATAAAGCTACAACAATTAAAGAAACTAAATTAGTTTATGAGACTATTTTAGAAAGCTTAAAAGAGAAAAAAACTACTCCTATAACTGAATCAATCAGTCGTGCTTCTAAGCCTACTGGTGTTTCAACAGGAAAAGTTAAACCAATACTTGAATCTAACGATTTAGTTTCTCGTTTTCAAAAATTAGCAGGAATTATTTAATAATTAAAAACAAACAAAAACAAAAACAAACAAACAAATGAGTACAATTTCATCTTTATTAGAAAGTGCTAATCCGTGGAAATCATTGCAAAATGATGCAGCGCGTTTAGCATCAAAATGGGCTAGAACAGGCCTTTTGGAAGGGTTAGGAAATGAAACCCACAAAAATAACATGTCTATGATTCTTGAGAATCAAGCAAAACAATTAGTAATGGAGTCTTCTCAAACAGGTGCTGGAACAGCAGGTGCTACTTTCACAGCAGGTGTTGGTGAGCAGTGGGCTGGTGTAGCATTGCCATTAGTACGTAAAGTATTTGGTCAAATCGCTGCGAAAGAATTCGTTAGTGTTCAACCAATGAATTTACCTTCTGGTCTAGTGTTTTTCTTAGATTTCCAATATGGTACTACTAAAGCTCCATTTAATGCTGCTGCAGGTGCTGGATTCTACGGAACTGAATCATTATATGGTAATACAAATCCTGGTGCTAATACAGCTGCTAACGGCGGTCTTTATGGTGCTGGCCGTTTCAGTTATTCAATTAATAACACTGCATCTGTTGGTTTAACAGCTACTGTAGCTTCTGCTTCTTGGGCTGATTTCAACTTCGATTCTAACTACTCAGCTTCAAGTGCTGTTGGTTTAAATGGTGTTAACTGGAAAAAAGTAACTGTAACATTACCTGCTGTAACTGATTTCAATGGTGTTCGTGCATTTACTTTAGCTTCTCAATCTGGTATTACTGCTGCTGATGTACAAGCTGCTTATACTACTACTAATGGTACTTCTACAGTAACTTTCTTAGTAACTGGTTCATTAACTGGTCAAGTTGCTTCTTTAGCTAACGTAACTGCTTCTTATCAATTACAACCAACTGATGCTAGACGTGGTGATTTCGAAGATGGTAACACAACTTTGAATGCTAATAACAACCCAATCGTTATCCCAGAAATCAACGTAAAATTGAAATCTGAAGCAATCGTTGCTAAAACACGTAAGTTAAAAGCTGTTTGGACTCCTGAGTTCTCTCAAGATTTGAACGCTTACCATGCTTTAGATGCTGAAGCTGAATTAACTTCTATTATGAG